CGCGAATCGCATGCAAGCCCTTGATTTGTTTGGTGCCCGAAGCCGGAATCGAACCGGCACGTCCTTACGAACGGGGGATTTTAAGTCCGAGAATAAATCGTTATAAATCAGTATCTTGTGATTTTTAACGTTCCGCAGTTAGCCAGTTTTAACTGGCCTGCAGGCCTTTGTTTTCAAGGGGGCTTTTTTTATTGCGGAACGAAATTTCTACTTGGTAGGCATCACTTTCAGACCTTTGCGGCGCCGAATGTACTGCTCTGTCATGCCGACAGTGGTGTGCCCAAGTTGATCCCGAGCATCCCTGATGCTCCCTGTTGATTCCTCCTTGTCCGTTGCAGCTTTTGCGCGAAGGTCGCGCATCTGAAACGCTGACTTTTCAATTCCGGCCTTCATCCTGGCCGCGTCAAAACGTCCTCGCAGCATGCTAGCAGTCATCGGCTGTCCGTTGTCCATGACAACAAGTCGCGTGGATCGAATCTTGTGCCCCTTTTTCCTTTCCAGTATCCGGTCAATGACGACCTTCAGTTCTCCAACCACCTCAATTCTGCGCTTGGCACCAGTCTTGCCCTGCTGAATCAGCAGTTGAGCATCGAGGATGTGTCGCTCATCCATCTTCAAGGTGTCACCAATACGCTGAGCCGTGAGGTAGAACAGGTCCAGCGCGTCCTTGAGCGACTGATCAGCGTGTAGGTATACCGAGGCCAGCATATCGTCCTCGATGTAGGTGTCACGCCCTGTCTCCTTGTTTCCCTTGATGCCTGCGCACGGATTGGCGAGCGATGTGTAACCGCTCTGGCGAGCGAAGTTCCATATAGCACTGAGCAGGGCCTTTTCCCTGTTGGCTCTGACCTTCGCCGTTTTCGATCGATACCGAAGGTACTGCACGATGTGCTTTGGCTCGATTGCCTCAAGAGGCCCGGGCGGGTCATTAAAGAAGATCAGCAGCTGTTTGAGTTCGCGTGCATTGTCCTTTTGAGTGGCAGGGGACTTGGTTGGCACCACCTCATCCATATACTTGTTGGCGACATATTCAAAAGTCAGAACTTGCGCAGCTATGGCGCTGGACGCCCGGCTCTTTTCAAGCCTGGCGTACTCCAGAATGGCTGCGCCGTAGTCGGAGCCAAGGGCGATTTCTTTACGGGGTTTACCTCCAGCATCGTAGAAGTAATAGATCTTGCCCTTGGGGCGCAGACGCTTGCGCAGTCGGGGAATGCTCCCCGGGTTCGTGGGTTTTCGCGCCATTGCTACATTGCCTTCCGGGGTTGCCATTCAACCTTTTCAGGCTTTCTGTCCGCAGGGCCAGACAGAAGCGCGGCAGAAACAACGCAGGGCCAGCCGTTGCGCTTGATGGTGTGTCGAATGCCGTTTCTTTGAAGAACCAGTACTTGGCCCGCTTTTGTCTTTGCGCCTGTCAGGGTGCAGACATCTTCATGCGACAGGAACTGAATTCCGTCCATACCTTTCTCCTGCCGCCTGATGAGCGCAGCTATGTGTTTTGAGTTGTAAAGTTTGGGGTTACAGCTGCCGCTTGAAGTCAGTGCAGCGCACGATGACCGTGCTGGCATCGCGCTGAATCGGCGGCATGGCCTTGAAGGGAAGGGCGCTGCAATCTCGCCGGGCGTGCAGGCAAGCGCAGCACATGCCGCCTTTGGGGTGATGGGTCATGGGCTACCTCTTCATAAATGTCATCCAGTGCGTGTTCACACGCTTGCCGGATTTATGCCCAAAGAGTGGCTGCTGATCCGTGAGAGCCAATATCTCGCTGACCTCCACTTGGGTTTCGTTCCACTTGAAGATCAGCACGCCATCGGTGGTCAGCACGCGGAAGCACTCAGCAAAGCCCTTGGCTAAGTCGTCGCGCCAGTCATCGGTGAGTATTCCGTACTTGGCTCGAAGCCAGCTATCACGTCCAGCGCGAGTCAGGTGTGGTGGATCGAACACAACCAACTTAAATGCACCGTCAGTGAAGGGCAGGGTGCGAAAGTCCATGATGACGTTGGGCTCTACGTTCAGTACTCGGCCATCACAGAGCACGTGCTGCTCATCCCTAATGTCTCCGAACAGGGTTCGTTGGTCGTCCTTGTCGAACCAGAACATACGACTGCCACAGCAGGGGTCGAGGATTTTGACGGCGGCGTTCATGGGGTTACCTCGATGCTGACATCGTCATGAATCCACTCGATATCGAGCAGGTCATCATCGTCAATCTGCGCTTCCCGTAGGTCGTTGCTGGCGAGCAGCTCATCGACATCATGGTCTTCAGCGTCTTTAATCACCTTGCGAAAGTTCACGACTGCCTTGCCGGTGAGCACGACTGTTCTTTTCATTTGGCAATACCTGTCCTTTCCGCTATAGCGGTGGGCTTGAGTTTTTGGAGGGGGGCGGTGGCCTTAGGCCTTGATACCTATATCGTTTGGATGGGCGTACAACAGGTGTTCAGTCAATTGGTAACAGGAGGGGGGGCGTGTCTCACAATCTAGATATACCGATTACTCATGTGTACCGGGGTCATACGATATTTCTCAAGTTTGATTGGGCGCATCCAAACAATCTGGCGCCTGAATCCGCTAAGGTCATCCAGGCAGGAGCAATAAATGGCATGGGTGAGATTGCGGCCGAATTAGTAGGGCCATGGGCGGATTATCATTCTGCTGTTGAAGAGGCGATAGCTGCAGCGGAACGGTGGATTGATAGTCAGCTTTCCGAAGCGGATTAACCTCCGATCCCTACGGTTTGACCTGGCGAGAATATATTTCCGCACGGGCAGTGAGTCTTGTCTCGCATACAGTCTCAAATACGGAAAACCCTCCCCCCTCTCTCATACCTTCTCCCGTGCGCGCCGCTCAACCGCTTCGGCCTGGCGCAACTTGCTGCATTTGGTGTGGTTTCCGTGGGCGCGTGATTTGTTGCACTTGTCGCAGATCGTTTGTAGATCGAGCGCCTGCATGGGTGCGCCGCGCATCTGAACTGTTCGGCGGAAGGCGGGCATGGGGTGTCCTTGGCCGGGTCATGCCCGGCGTGTGGATAAGTAGAAGAATCGTGGCGTTAAATAGTTGTGCTTTCATTCAAGCCAGAGCACTACTACATGAAACGAATCTTTGAAGAACTGCTGTTCCAAATGCTGATCGATCAGGTGATGACGCAGTTTTACCTCCTGATCGAATGGCTCAACACGATGCCTTGGCAGGTGTGGCTTGCGTGAGTCAGGCTGCCACTGCCTGCCGCTCAACAGCGCGCCATGGGTCATTCGCCCTTGCCAATGCCGCCATTGGTGGAGGGCTTACGCTGTTGCCGCACATGTGGACCTGCTGGGTTTTGGTGAAGGGTTTGCCGTCGGCGCCGTGACTGATGATGTAGTCGCCTGGGAAGCCCTGAGCCTTGTACAGCTCTGCCGGTTGTAGCATTCGCAGGCAGATGTCGACAATTACATACGGCGTGCCTTTGATGGTCACGGTGACCAGTGCCAGGCGGTCGGGGGTGGTGATGGTGGTCGGCGCAGGTACTGCGTGTAGCCTTATCGCTGGTGTCGCAGTAGCTGATTCGGAAGACCGCGACACCCTGCGCATTTGCTTTAGTCCACAAGCTCTGTCGCTGCCTTAGCAGCTGCCTTGACCTTGGGTTTGTTTAGGGGCGCTGCGGGTGCAGATGACAGCTCTTTGGTGTAACTGTCAGTGCTTCCAGTACGCCAGCGGTCAAGATTTTTCATTTTATTCACGACCCAAAGGGCGTGAGCGAGAAACAAAGCGGCAGTCCCACAGCCAATCACCACAGTGGTCGTTTCAAGAAAATGCACACCATTGCGAGCATTCCCGCCGTATAGGGTTAAAACTGGAACGGTCAATAAAACCCACGCGGCAAACCAAGCCAAGATCCCGGCAATTATTGGCCGTGTCGCTAACTTGTATTGTGTGTTGAATGACATATTACGTTCGACATTCCGGCATTCTGCGCTACCCCCCACGCCAGCAATCACTAGGCCTTTCTTGAAACCTGGGTCATAAAACCAGATTCGGTTTTTAGTGTTTTTACCCGGCCCAATGAGGTAATGGAAAACCCTATTGTCCATTTCAAGCTTAGAAGTCTTACGCCCATCGATAAGTGCGGTGAATACGTCGCCTTTGTGGTCAACCCGTTGCAGGTCGCCTACCACGCAGTCCTTGTAGAAAAATCTAGGCACACAAACGTCCTGTAATTGTGATCAATTTCACATGATATCAATTTGATATCCTATGGGCTATCAAAGTCACTTAGACCAATTGGCCATCGGGATTCTTGAAGGGAGGACAAGATCACAGGTACTTAGCTGATGGTCTTGTTTGCGTCGCTATGAGTAGAGGTTGCAGCTTCCACTGCCGCAGAAGAAGCCCGAGACGATCTCATCGTCCTGCTGGTTGAAGCCAAGGCCGTACTGGGTTTTAAAATCGAAAGGGTATTTTTTCTGTTGTGCGGACATATGGGATCCTCGCCGGCTGGCGTGATTTGTTGAAGTGGGATATTTGTGTTCGCCCGGCATGGAGCCGGATCAGCTCTTGGTCAGGATGGGATTTGAAAGATGCAAAAAATATTTGTCGCACCTCTGGTATTACTTTTCTCGGTATCTTGCCTTGCCGACTTAAAGCAAACAGCTCCAGAGTCTGTCTGCTCATTTCTGAGTGATTTGGATCTGAATGGGCGCAAGTGGACCGACTATGGTGACGGTACGTCTGGGTGCGCAAGCAATTACAAAGACATTGGTGGCGGTTCTCCGATGGCTAATAACCTTGCGTTTTATGCGGCAGGCAGTGATTCAACTGTTGACCAGGTAAAGCTGGTTCTCAATTTCAATCAGACTAAGTCTGTGGGTATGTCGATCAGCGCACTGGGTAAAGCTTCGGAAAAACTCTCCCTCAAAGCCCTTGGAGCCAAACTCCCGAACAGCATAAAAAAAGCCATTGTTCTCGGTCAGCCCTTAACCGCTGTGGTAGGCACAGGAACCATTGAGGTAGTTCGGGATAATTGGTCTACAGGCAAGGGCTATGAGGTTCAGGTAATCATGAAGTGACATCGACCCAATGGCGCCGCCCTCCGTGATCGGTGGTGGCATTTCGGTTTGTGTTGGGGTAATAAAGGCTCCCGGCAGGGAGCCGGATCAAGGAGAGAAGTTTTTGTTTCCAAATCCATGCTGTGCAAAATCAATTCGGTCATATGACGCGGATGACGATCTAAGGTTTTTCGAAGTAATCGGCGGCCGAGACGCGGTTGATGAAGAGCTACTTGTAAAGTGCAAGGGCTGCGGAGATGAATGGAGCAGGAAGTATCAGAAAGGCAGCACTATATTCTGGGCAAAAACCAACCAGGTTTTTGAGCCCTCATAGCAAGCAGCTCCACCGATATTCAAGAGTCGGCGCGTTTGAGCTGATCGGTGAGCTGAGTTGGCAGCCCACGTAAAATCAGGGTTCCGGCTTCTTTGTCGAACTCGATCTTGGAACCAAGCAGGTGCTGCTCGAAGCTGATCGACATACCTTCAGCTCGCCCTGTGAAGCGTCTGAACTGGTTCAAGGTGCGCTTATCGGCTGGAATCTCCGGCGACAGGCCATAATCCTTGTTGCGGATGAAGTCGTAGAAGGCTTTCGGCCGATCTTCGTCGATCAGCTCTGACAGCTCGTTGAGAGTGATCGGCTCGCCAATCTTGGCCTGGGCCATTGAGTAGCTGACCAGCGCCTGAGTCTTCTCGCGGGCGCTGCCTTCGTGCATGTCCTCTGCCGTAACAAAGTCGCTGAATGCCTTGAGCAGCGTTCGGGTTTCTCCCGGGCCATCGATCCCTTCCTGGCAACCGATGAAGTCGCGGAAGTAGTCGGTTGCTTTGCGGCTCTTCGAACCTTTGAGGAATGAAATGTACTGCCGCGACTTCGGGTTGCTGCGCCATTCCGAGATATTGATCCGTGCTGCCAGGTTGATGTTGCCAAGGTCCAGATGCTTGGAAGGCGTGACACTAAGGTCAGCACCCACCGTGATCCCCTCGCTGTGCTGGAGCAGTGCAATAACCAGGTAATCGGTCATGCCTTGCTGGTAGTGCGCGAACAAGACGTGGCCACCAACGGAAAGATTCGACTCCTCCATCAGCTTGGTCAGGTGCTCAACGGCGGCGCGGCTGAATTCGATAAAGTCGCCGCCGTCGACATAGGCCCTCAGCCAGCCGCTGAATGGGTAAGCACCTGATTCAGCGTGAAACAAGCCCCAGGCCTTGCCAGTCTTGGCGTTGTACGCTTCGTTAAAGTCGTTCAGCAGGTTTTCAGTGGTCTGCGATTCGACCAGTTCGGCGCTGCTTACGTGCAGAGCAGCAGGGGAGCCGTCTGGCTTCTTGTCGATCTGATGGATGATGCTGAAGCGGATAGGCATGGGTTTACCTCGGGGTGGCGCCGCCTTCCGTGACCGGATGCAGCGTAGTGGCAATTTGATTGTTGTAGGAGTATTACAAGTGACCGGTATTAAGCCGGATCACGGGGGCGTTCAATGTTTCATTCATTTAGAGAGGCTCACAAAGGGCGCATATACACTATCTATTTGAAGGCCTGCCTGGACGGCTTCACCTCAAGACTAGTAATCGAAGGGCTTCCGTCGCGAGAGTACGTTGGCATGATTTGGAAGGACCAAGTGCAGGCCAAAGCTCATGCAAGTGATGACGCGAGAAAAATCATCGACGATATGAGCCCCTAGACGTAGTGTTCCGGGCGCGACGTAAGGCGTTGTTATTTGTTATTCGTGACATTCCAGCGTGACAGTTACGGGAGTCGAATAAACTCGGCCAGTTGCTTATCGCTCATGCTGTCAGCGCCGCGAATGAAGCGCGAGATCAGATCCTGCTCCTCATCGATCCCGGTGCGTGCCATGGTTCGCTTTAGCGCGGCGTCATCGTTGTGATAAAGAGCTGTGACAATCTTTCGTGACAGCAGGAGAGCTTCTTTTTCCTTCGCGCTCATCTTGTCGCGGTCGCGTTGATCGCGTTTCCGTTCGGTTGCAGATTTGGCCATGGCCTACCTCTCTAAACCCAAACTTCTGTTACGGGCGGATGTCGAAACTTCTCAAGCCGTGCGGCGTCTGAGGCGTGCCGTATTTGTGTTATGCGCCGCATCATAGGATGCGGTCGCCAAGATACTGACATGGAGTTATTGAAATGAATAAAGCAAGCCTCTCAATGTTGGCCGGAGCTTCGCTGATGCTGATCGCTGCCGGCGCTTCTGCTGAGCAATATTTGCCTGAGATCGCCAGTAAAGCACCGTACCAAAAAGCCTATGCTGAAATGCTCAGCTTCCCAAGCTGGGTCAGTAAAGCTCAGGGCGCCGCATCGCCGGTTGAGAAGGTTTCGGTTGACGGGAAAAGCTTCACCGTGGGGTTCATGTGCAAGCCACACGACTGCGCAGACAATCAGCTCAGCGTCGTTTTCAGTGCTGACGGGAAAAAGTCGTGGGGGCTTCTGACTACACGTTCAGCAGATGGAAAGACCTTCAATAAGCAGGTACTAGGCAATCCCGACAGCGTTGTTGAGGGGCTGTTGAATAAGTCATTTTCTGATAACAATCCAAAAGACTGATGCGGAGTAGAACTTGGCGGTTTTGAAGGGCCGCCAAGTGCCCCTGTAGTGGTGTGGCCATGGCCTACTTCTTCAATTCCGCTGGCCGGCAGTGCCAACCATGTTTGACGTTTGCGTTGCTGGATGCGAGCTATGCGGCGCATGAATCGACCTTTACCTGATTCCAGGCGCCTACCGCTTCGAAGATCCGCGCTGCATGGCCTTCGTCTAGTGACATCGCTTCAGGAATGGCTATCCACCCCGAAGCCACCATCTGGTTTTGGTTGGCTGCCTTGCGTAGCTCTGTGTAGCAATGCTCGATAACGTCTTCCAAGTGGTCGGAGAGATAGACGCCATAGGGCGCAATCTCTACTGACTTGCTGTAGCGATCACCTCGGGCATCAATACAAAGAACGCTCATGTAGATCGTCCAGCGATGCGGGACTTCACAAACAGCCTTGCCAATCTTCCCGGGTGCGATGCTCTTCAGCGATTTGTAATTGATCATGCCCTGGCGGCCGCTGGGGTCGATGTTCACCACCGCAACGTGGTTGGCGGCCAGCAGTGCTCGGCATGATCGGTCGATGCGGGCCTTGAGGTTGTGCGGTTTGCGCTTGCTCATAGTGAGTCCGCCATTAACCGGAGGGCTTTACGGTCGGCCCACGAAAGCGCTTTTGGTTTGCGCTTCAGGACCGTCTCAGGATCAATTTTCTGCGATCGGGAAGGCAGCAACGTATTGCGCGGTGGGCTCTGCAGTTGGGCGATCTGCCCGCCGGAAGCGAGGTATTGAGCGGTCCGCGCCGATATTGATTCGGTATTCTGCCGCTGCTGCTCGACCAAGCTGAGGTGATTGCTGATCATGCGGCCACCTTGGCCAGCGTTACGCCGGCCATGCTAAAGGTTGATCCCTGCGCCGCGACCATCGCGTCGAGCGCCTCCCAGTTGACCGAAAGCAGTGTGATCGGCGCCTGACCATAAGCCACTGCTTTCACCAGCGCCTCGAAGTCCGTCACACTGGCCTGTAATGCCACCTGCTCGACGGTGTGGCTCGTAACAGGCTTTGTTGACTGGGTGACGGGAGTCGCAGCCTTGACCGGTGCGGCGCGTGCCGGCTCTGGAGTTGTCACTTTCTCGACAACGGGTTCTGGCTTAATCGCTGCTAGGCGCTGGGCTTCCTGTTCTTCGGCGATGCGCTTCGCTTCGGCCTTTTCCTGCTCTGCCTTCTGGTGCTCGGCGATTCGGAATTTGATTAGCGTAACCAGGTCGTCATTTGCCTTTGTCACTAGTTGCTGCACATCGCTGAACAGGAAGGCGTGATCAACGGCGAGCTCCGCCAGACTGGTCAGGTTCAAGCGAATTCCGTCGGCAGCCTGACTTGCGTCGATCTTCGCTCGGGCCAGCTCTGTATCTACGGAGTCTTGTAGGCTGGCGATGGTGCGCTTGTTCTTCATGGCGCCGGCGAAGTCCGAAACGACATTAGGTAGCGTGACTTTGCCAAGGGTCTTGTTAATTGCGGCGATGTGACCCGCCAGGGAGATCTCCGCCTTTTGCTTGATGTTGGTCTTCACCAACAGCTCTTGAGCCTTCACTAGCTTGTCGACTTTAAGGCGAGTCTCGCGGGCATGGGCACTGATGCGATCCAGCGACGAAAACAACTCGTCGATGCTTTGGGTCTGCGACAGAGCCTGCTTCTTGGCGACCGCGACAGCCTCTTCAACATCACCGCACCACTTGACTGCCTTCTTTGCGTCAGCGAAGTCCTGGTCGGTGGAGAGTGTGGTTTTCACCGAGTCGATGACAGCCAGGGCCGAATCTTCAAATACCTTCAGGTTGCTGGCGGTAACCATACCAGTCAGTTCGATGCGCAGGGCTGGTAGCTCATCAGGTGCCTTGCCGACAATGATTGATGGGGCGTCGGCCATTTCAAAGCTGGCCAGGTCAACCTCAAACTGCTTCCAGCCTTCTATCAACTGGGCCGCGCGACCGGCGACGGGCCGGTACTCCATGTGCACGAAGTTCTCCGTGGTGCCGTCCGAGCAAACAAAGATGACCCGCTCAGCGCCGCTGACCAGCAGTTGCTGCTCAAGCTGCCAGTAATAGTGTGGGGCCAGTTCGCCAGCCTTCACCTGGGCGACGACCGACTCATTCCAAAGCTTATGCTCGAACAGGGTCTCGCCGAGCATCGTGGCGCCGTCCATGGAGGCGAGCAGGTTTCCTTCAGTGCCAACGATCGGATACAGCTCTTCGCCAATCAACGCTTCAGTCAGTGGGCGCGCTAGGGCTTCGGTAGCGTGGCCTTTATCAAAGATGAACTGCTGAGAGGGAGTGACGTCTGGCGTGATGCCAGTCTTCTTGATCGCCAGTAGATCGGTGCGGGTTTGGTACTTCGATGCGCCCATCATTGCCGGGGCTTCGGAGGCTGTGAAGTGCTGAGCGCGGAGGGCAAGCCACTCGGCGGAGCCTTGAGCTACGTTATGAATTTTCATGCTGCGTCTCCATCAAGGGCTTTGAGGTTGGTGATTTTTTCTATCTGCGCCGGGCTCAGCGTGTACTTGCTACTGATGGTCGCAATGAGGTGCTCAGGGCTGGTGCGGTTCGAGTCGATCAGTGGCTGCCACTTCACGATGTTCTCGGTCAATAGGTCGTCGGAGTAGTTGGGCCGTGCTTCCGGTTCAGCCTGGACGTGTTTTTGAGGGCTGACATCGCGTGCCGGCTCCTCGAATGCCTTGCCTTCCATCTCGTCAGCCGTTGGTGCCGATCCAACTTCAGGGAATGCTTTGCGCAGGGCCTGTGCCTCGGCGCATTTGGCGAGTTGGGCAAATGCTCGACGCTTCCACATGGCGTTGGGCGCCGCGGTGTCCTTGCTCGATGTCGCGTAGTTTTCAAGCCAGCGCTCGTTGGCCGTGTATTCGGCAACCAACCCGTTGCTCATCTGCCGCTTGACCGTCACGCGGCACCATTCGGGATACGTGACTTCGACGCCGCTCAACTTCGTCGTTACTTGAGGGCCATATTCAGGCTCGCTGATTCCAGCGTATTGGCCGGTGCGCGCCGCCTGAATGCGGTACAGGCCGATGCCCGGCATCACCGTGTCCTGCATCTTTTTCGTTCTCGAGTTCCAAATTGGAACGATGTGCACCGGCTTCAACATAGGGTCCAGGTGCGCGGCCTGGCAGTAAGCCAGCACCATCACGACTGAATTCTTTTCTGCGCCGGGGTAGAGGCTGCTGCTCAGCACTTCGACGAGTGCGGCCTCCGACATCGCAGGCATGTTGTCGTCCTGCTTCATTACTGCGGACATGGGGAATCCTTGCCGCGATGCTCGCAGCGTTCAAATGGGGAAGGGTTACTGGTTGGCGCTATCAGCGAGGACGCTGAGCAGCATTAGAGCGGTGAGCAGGGCTAGGACTGGAGCTGATCCGCGCCAGAGTGCGAAGCGGCGCTGGCGCTGGTGAGAGGTCACGCGGCGTCCTCGCGATCCTCAAACCGATCCGCGGCGGCATCTGCTGCCAGCTCCTCAGCGCGGGCTTGACCATACTCGTTAGCCCAAGGCCGAATCAGAGCCTCTGCCACGTCGTGCAGCGCTGTTGGGTGATGTTTGGCCTTGGGCGCACCCAGCGCACAGCAAGCCAACTCGTAGGCCTTGCCGTGAACGCGACGCCCACCCGCAACAATCTCGCAAATCATCTGCTCGATCGGGTATTCGCGGTTGTCGGTTAGCAGTGGAGCGATGTGTTCCTGAGCACCCAAGTGCTCGGCCAGTGCTTCGTACAGCGATTGCGGCGCGACCAGAGCAACCGATTTTCCGAAAGGACGCGGCGCCGTAACGTTATCGCCGCAGATCAGGCTGTTGATTGCATCGTGAAGCCAGTCGGGGCCTTCGACGGTGTCGAGAAAGTCATTCATCGCAACTACTCCTGCTCGAGTTTGCGTGCAAAATCACAGGCGGCGTTATGGTCACGGCGGAAGCCCTTCACCGTGTTGGTGCGAGAATCGACGATGTGGAAGAACTCGCCGCTCACTGGGATGACCCGGTAACGCGGGGCGTTCTTCGGAGGGGTAGAGCCGACCAGTCCGAGGTGAAGCGCGACGGACACATTGCGGCGCTGGTGCATGGCGAGCGCTACATCGCAGTAAGCGCGGTTACTTTGGTTCATGGTCACCTCCAGGGTGGCGGGTGGTTAGGCGGCGACTTGCTGATTCATCAGTTCGGCGTAGGTGCTGAGTGCATCTTCCCGGGTGTCACCGAACGCGTAATTTGAGGACGACTGCAGGTCTTCAAACCCTTCACCAGTCACGCACCACACGTTGCCGTCCCTCATGACCCGGACTGCCCACCACGGCTTTTGAAATCCATCACTGTTGCAGCCGTTACAGGCCCAGGTGCCCCCATAGGCGAAGCCAGTGAACTTGCACTGGCCGTGCGGGAACGGATGGATGAAATAGATCTGGCCGGCGCGGATCAGGTCGTCGGCCTTATCCCAGCCAAGGCCGCGCTCAAGGCGAGTCGGGCCGTCAACTGCTGCAGGACGCTCAACGCCATGAACTCGGGAATTGAAGCCCCCAAGAAAGTTGCCGCTGAGGATGCTTGCGTCGAAAAGCGCATCAGCCATGCGGATGCGATTTGCCTGCTTTTTCATGGTCAACTCCATTCGTTGGTTCACCTGTATTCGTCAACACTCATGCCTCCCGCTGGTTGCCGATGGGCGCGGGGTGAGTACTGACGGGTAGAGGCGGGGAAGAACGTTAAATGTAATGAACCACTGACGCCCATGGGCTTCTAAGTTAATTCATCCATATTTGGTGAGCGGCTGTGTCTAAGATCATTACCGAGAGGATCAGTACGCATGAGCCTCTCCCAACTGATGCATTACTATTCGGTACTCCGAAAGACCGTCTCGATTTCTATCGTCGAGAAATTCAGTACGAAACCACTCTGCTATCGAATCGAACAAATGCGAATCTGGCGGCGCAATCGTTTTTGGTGATTGCGTTCGCATCCTCAATGGCCAACGTCAACCCGGAATGGGGCAAGATCTTCACCTTGGTTGTGCCTTTGTTGATGGCCTTGCTCGGGATTGTGAGTTCGCTGAATGCGTGGCCAGGGATTCGAGCTGCTTACGCAATAATTGATCACTGGCATTTCAAACAAAGCCATCTTTTACGCAGCGAGCCTAAAATGGGGTTCAACTATGATGATTCGCCCCTGTTCTGCGAAGCAGAATCCAGTCACAAGGGGTATCGAAAATCCCTTCAGTTCTCTATGAGAACCCCTTGGCTTTTTGTGATTTTCTGGGTGGCTCTCGCAAATTTCGGTATTTATATCCAGTTCTCAAATCCCGGTTTTTAAGTTGGGCTCGACGCCTGGTTGATTACCCTGCCGTGAGACTGGCCTGGCATCTGCTAATGCGGTCTTTATGGTTTAAGGGGAAGGGTGCAGGCGCCGGAACTGCCCGGCATGTATCTGGACTGGCCCGCTCGGGGCCCCGGATTCGCCTGCGATCTGCATCGGTAGAGCTTCTGTCGCTTTCTCTTGCTGCCAAGTTGCGGCTTCCGGTTGCCACGCCGGTTATGTTTGCTTGGGCATGCAGAGGACATTGCGCAGAAACTCTCCGATGCAGCCTCTTGCGAGGGATCGGGCAGTTAACGACAGGCTGTCGTGGCGCTGGTTGTTCGCTACTACATAAGCCGCGCTTTCAGTCTCGCGCTCAGCCTGAATCCGCAGCCAAATCTCTTCCCGGTGAACCGCAACATCTTCCGGCGCGACGATTCCGATTTTCACTTGCTGCCCGCTAACGCTCAGCACCTGAATGCTGATGTTGTCGTTGATGCGGATGGTGTCGCCTACGCGGCGGGTGAGTATCAACATGGTCCTTCTCCTTGTTGGGTTGTTTTCCCAATGCACCCGGGTTACCAGGTGCATCAGTGAAAAATTCCGTTCTCTTGCACAGGCCGACGTTCGCTTTCACGTCAATTCCCATCAGGCCTTTGGCCGTCAAGTCATCACGCGCTTCTCCAGCGCGCCCTCCGAATGAGGTCTCCTGTGCCCAGCGCCGACATGAGGTCGAATCGCTGCCTACCGTTACGCAGCAGGTCTGCTGGCTATGCATCGGCCAGCTCGGCGTCCATCAGGTTGTTAAAGAGCGGGTCGCTGCGGTGTGTTGCTGCGATGGGTGTAAATTAGCAACTGCTAAATATTTCTGCAATAGCAAATGCTAAATAAATTACAGCGGCCATAAAAAAGCCCGCTCAGTGGCGGGCATATTTTTCGGCGGCGATCGTTATGTGGCAGACGGAACCCAATACATATGGCATTGCAGGTTGTGTTTGTCTCCGAGGTCAATTGATACGGCTTTGGCGGAATTCTCACTATCAAATGGCCCGGTGACAATCGTGCCCCCATCGAATGCCATCACAGGTATGCCCAAGTCATCAAGCAATTGCTCCACTCTGGGTGCGTCAGATGTCTGTGTTGAAATCCGAACCGTCCAGCCATGGAATAATTGTTCAACTGGTTTCGGCACGGTTACTGTTGTTGGCTCAACATCTGCACCACAGTGCTTGCACTTTATAGCTGCACACTTGATGGTTTCAGCGCAAAACGGGCAGTCACGGAGATCGCTGGTCTGCGCGCCTGCCGAATCCCCTGACACCTCGACCCAGCCCTTGCGAAGATATGAGTTCGTCAGAATGCTGTTGATGCCAATCGCATAACCGATGCTGGCCAAGGGGAGGGCGATGATCAACCCTGGGCCGCCGGTCAGCACTGAGAAGCCACCAACCAGCAGCAGCCAGATGAAAAAGTGCCCCCACAGTCCTTTATAGGCAAGGTAGAAGGCCCCGAAAATAAGCACCGCGAGCCATGACGCCCCTCCGACACTTTCGGTGTGGCCGTTTGCCGGGTTCCTAAATGTTCTTTCCATTGACCCCTCCCATAATTAAGCCCGAACTCTACCATCCGTGGCGCAGGGCCACCATTGAGTCGGGCAGACAACAAAAAGCCCGTTCCGTGGCGGGCTCATTAATGAAAGGGATAGACCAAAAGCTGGCAGCTCCAGTAACGATGGCTAACCTAGTTGCTTCTCGAACCAGTTAATTTGGAGCATTAATGCAGGGTCTGGATAAAGCTATGGCGTTTCAAGCTCTTCATTCGCGCAGACAACCACTTATCCTGCCAAATCCGTGGGACGCTGGCAGCGCAAAAATTCTGACATCTATGGGGTTTGAGGCATTAGCTACGACGAGTGCTGGTCTAGCGTTTAGCCTAGGCCGCCGAGATGCGGAGGGCGCTCTGTCGCGGGGGGAGATACTTGCCAATGCCCAAAGTATCGTTGAGGCAACCCATTTACCTGTCAGCGCCGACCTAGAAAATGGATTTGGAGACTCACCTGAAGAAGTTTCCAAAACTATCCGCATGGCTGCTGACATTGGGCTTGTTGGCGGTTCAATCGAGGACGCTACTGGTAACCCACAAGCGCCAATCTACGAGTTCAGTCTTGCGCTGGAGCGAGTTATCGCTGGTGTTGAGGCTGCGCGCAGCCTGTCACTCCCTTTTGTATTTGTGGCACGCGCTGAAAACTTCAGTGCCGGAATAACTGATCTGGACGACACAATCCGCCGACTTATTGCATTTGAACAGGCTGGAGCTGACGTTCTCTTCGCTCCCAGTCTTCCCAATTTAAATGCTATCAAGCTTGTTTCTGAGGCGTTACAAAAACCTGTCAACGTGGTGATGGGTTTGGCAGGCTCTACGCTCACAGTGGATGAACTTGCAGAGATTGGTGTCCGAAGAATCAGTCTTGGTAGCTCATTTGCCAGGGCCGCACTTGGTGAATTTATCCGCGCTGCGGAGGAGGTCAAAACCATGGGGACTTTCAATTTCGCCAACAACGCCATCAGCTTCCAAGAGGCTAACTCGCTCATGGCCCCCATTCAGAAAATCTGAGTCAGTAAGCTTTGGAGAGGCGCTTCGAGGATGATTCACTGGTCAATACGAATGCAAGTGCTGGGCAGTGGCAATGCAAATGGGCGGTCAAGCCAATGCGATTACGCAAGCTCTACCCAATTGGATAGCATCACCATCACTGCCGTAATGGCTAGCTGGTTTTCGTTGATCTTGAAGGGCAGGGAAGGGACTAGGTCGTGGTGTGGCATGGAAGATTCCTCCTATTTGCGAGGAAAGCGTAGCAGATACAAAAAAGCCCGCCTGTTGGGGCTGGCGGCCAGCCGCGATCATGAGCTTGATCCAGTTGGCACGCATGAATAGGCATGATACGTATGCCTATCTCAAAGATGTATTGACGCGGCTGCCGACGCAGCGTGCCAGTGAGATTGATCCACTGCTGCCGCATCGGTGGATGTCCGCCTGAATCACGCAATGTGACTTCGGCGGACGCTTACGCCTAAATGGGTGTCCGGTTTCATTAGGCCACTACACTAGTACATCGGCTTAAGGGATCAAACGCTCTTCACGCAATTTATCGAATACATCGAAAAAAGCCTGATCGCTGGCCTGGTATGCCGTGAAACCCATGGCCCGGCTCTTCGACATGTCCGTGACCACTTCAATGGGACGCCCGAGGTCTGCATCGGCGTGCCATGGTGAAACCAAGCGGCTAATATCAGGTTCTTTCAGTCCGTGTTCAGCGACGATCTGACTCCAGACGGACTGGTCGTCGACCATCTGCTTTTCAAGTGGCGAAGGGGTTGCCGGGAATGCGCCGGCAGGCAGGTCGAAATAGTTGGCGATCCTGCTCCACATCCATTTCCAGCGAAAAATATCGCCGTTGGTGATGTTGAACGCCTGATTGGCCGCTGAGGGTGTCGTCGCGGCCCACAGTTGTTGTTTGGCCAATTGGCGTGCATCCGTCATGTCGGTGAGGCTGTCCCATTGCACCCTTGATCCGGGAAACACAAAAGGGCGGCCGGTGTATTTACAAATGGTGGCGTAGACAGCGAGGGTGGTTGCCATGTTCATTGCATTGCCCACGGCGACACCGGTGACGGTGTGCGGCCGATGTACGCTCCAGGTGAAGCCGTCCTTTTGAGCAGCGGCGAACACTTCGTCCTCTTGGGCGTAGTAGAAATTTTCTATGTCCAAACGGCCTTGCTCTTCGCGGAACGGTGTTTGCGGAAGACTGCCTTTGCCATAAGATTCGAACGGGCCAAGGTAGTGTTTCAAGCCAGTGACCAATACCACGTGCTTAACACTTCCGGCTGGACGAATGGCATCCAGGACATTGCGCACCATAGCGGCATTGACACGAATGTTCTCGGCTTCTGTGGTTTGCCGCGACCAAGTGGTAATGAATACATGGGTAGGTTTCAAATCTGCCAGTGCATGTCTCAATGACGCCGGATCTTGAAGGTCTGCGGCCACCGGGATGACCCCCGGAGTCTGCGCCGGGTGACGCGAAAGCGCTGCGACCTGCCACTGGTTATCGATCAGTAACTGAGTGATGGCGCTGCCGACGATGCCGCTGGCGCCCACTACCAAAGCTGTCTGGGTCATAAGATTCTCCGAGGTATAGTTTTCTGAACCCTTGCGCACATTAAAGGTTCAATCTAACCGGCTCATCTCACCCCGCCAATAGCGTCATTTCATACATATCAATTGTAAACACCAAGTGATCTACGGCGTGCAGAAGCCCGGCAGCATTGGAGTTTGGCGCTTTGTTACATGCCCCATTCCATGTCCAGTCCGCGGGAAGCTGCCATTAAACATTTCATTTTCCTGTAGCACACCGACAGCGCCATTCGATTGGTGTGCACACCGGAGGCTTACGATTTGAGGGTATGACAGACACAAAAAAGCCCGCGATGGGGAGGGCGAGCTTAAAGGGTCTTCACAAGGAGCCGGGATAGCCGAAAGGAGAGGTATCGGTCGTCTATGATTTCACGAGACAGGCCTGTGAGAGAGGTATCGCAATGATTCAATGCAAACGCGCCTACAGCCCCGCAGACGCCCACGATGGTTATCGGGTGCTGGTTGATCGTCTGTGGCCACGCAACTGTCGTAAGGAGCAGTTGCCGCTGGATGAATGGCTGCGCGATGTTGCGCCTTCAAACGAACTGCGGCGAGCGTTCAAACACTCCGAATTTGGCTTCGAGACCTTTCGTGCCCACTATCAGAAAGAGCTGGCTGCTCGACCGGAACATTGGTGGAAACTGCTTGAAAGAGCCCGAACCGGTACGCTCACGCTGATTTACTCGGCCAAAGACGAGCAACATAACAATGCCCAGGTCCTAGCGCAGTGGCTGGAAGACGAACTTGATCGGGGCGGGAGCCCAAGCTCCCCGGTGTGTTATGCAGGAGATCTTAATTAGGCTCGCTCACAGGCGGGCTCTCTGCGAGAGCGAAGTGGCGTGCTATTCACGCCTGAGACCAGCAAGGGGTCAGCCGGTCAAGAACCTAGACTAGCTCGCTCGGTGGCGGGGATGGCATCAGTCCGGTTCTTGGGCCTTTAATTTAATAACCCTTGCTTGATGTGCGTAGCGTTGTTTCGGTCAAGTGTGTCAGAGGGTGAGTATTCGGGGGAGGGAATAGCTTCGTCTCCAGTCGAGCGCTGCAGCGGGTAAAAAAATGGCCCGCGTGCGGGCGGGCCTAAAGGGAATTCTGTAAAGGAGTAAGAGTAATTTGCGCTCTATTCTGTGAATGGTTGTTGAAAAGCACGTCGCAGATACGAGAAGCCCTGCGCCAGGACTTGGCTCTTGCTGAAAATGAAAAAGCCCGCATATGCGGGCTTGAAGTACTCGTAAAGCGTAGTTGCCTGAATCAAATCTCGGCGCCAATCCAGCGCTCAGAAACGGGGCCAAATCCCTTTGGCTGATCCCATTGTGCTCGGCGAGTGTTGCATGGGTGTGACAGGCGCCAAAAGCCTGCTTAGTGGCGGGCTCATTGCTTAGCTCTGTGAGTTTTGGCTTCCATAGGGAGCCCTACCGATTGAAGCGTTCGACCAAAGAGTACTGAATTGCAGCAGTCTTGGTTAGTTCCTTGCTTAGCTCAGCTGAGCTAT